ATCCAAGGTGACGAAATACATGTCACACTGGACACAGGATCAGTAGCGATCTATGAGATCAATCAACACCGCACAGGTGTCAACGGACCTAGAAGAATCATTACATGAAACCTATCAACATCTCAACACCTGTTGTATATAAAGATAAGTTTAAGTTTGATACATCAGAACAGGTCAAGGCAGCAGATGAATTGTTTGACATGGTTGACAAGTATGACATTGATTCAGCACTAGAAGAAGGTGGTAAGTCCACTGCTGATCTATTCAATATACTAGAACCTAGCAATCACTTCCCACATAACTTGGAAGTAAATAATAAGTATGTGGTATGGTTAAGACAGAAGATGCAGTACCTACGTACAGCATGGAGGTACGATGGATACCCACACTTTATATCAAACTCATGGTATAATGAACACTACCAGTGGGACTACACAGATGAACATCATCATGGTGTGGGTCTTACATGTACAGCATACATCCTCAAACCAGAGAACTCTGGTGACTTGTGGATCTATGACCCCATGACAGCAGTAAGAGCAGCAGAACCTATCAGTGGCAATCATCCTTGGAGAAGGATAAGTGTTTCAGAAGGTGACGTTGTGTTCTTCCCCTCTTGGCTTCGTCACAAAACAGGTTATAATGATACTGACAACAGGAGATTGACTCTGACTATGAACATCACTCCTGACTACAAAGCATATACTAAGACTCCACCAGTACTATGAATATATTTGTTACCGACCCTGACCCTATCAAGTCTGCTCAAGTATTACCTGACAAACACATTGTCAAGATGCCACTAGAGACATGTCAAATGTTATCTATTGTAGCATCTAATAAGTGGGGTCATGGTTTCGGTGACTTACCTAAACTTAATGGTGAACCATACAAGACAGAGAAGGGTGCATTTCGTAATCATCCTTGTACTATCTGGGCAAACGATTGTCTAGAAAATACATGGTGGTTACTAGCACATGGTCTAGCTTTATGCAATGAATATCAATGGAGATATGCTAAGGTTCATAGTTGTGAAAAAACATTAGAAGAAGCAACAACTATTATTCCTTCCGCACCAGCACCATATCTACCAAAATCATTTACATTTGCAGGTCCTGACGAGTTCAAGTACGATACAAGTATTGACATCTTCACTGCATACAAAAAATACATTGCATCTAAACCATGGGTTGCTACAAATTATCTGCGTGACCCATCACGCAAACCTGATTGGATTTTATTATGAGTAAAGAATTTTTGTGGGTGGAGAAATACCGTCCCAAGATTGTTAAAGATTGTATTCTCCCTGATAGCACTCGTAAAGTGTTTCAAGGTTTTGTTGACCAAGGAGAACTACCTAATCTTCTTTTGACAGGCACTGCAGGTGTAGGTAAGACTACAATTGCTAAAGCTTTATGTGATGAGATAGGTGCATCCTATATTATGATCAATGGATCTGATGAAGGACGTTTCCTTGATACTGTACGTAATCGTGTACGTCAGTTTGCTACAACTGTATCATTGACATCAGGTGCATCACATAAAGTTGTTATCATTGATGAAGCAGATAACACTACTAATGATGTACAACTCTCTTTGAGGAGTGCGGTAGAAGAGTTTCATAGTAACTGTAGATTTATATTCACATGTAATTTTATCAATAAGATTATTGAACCATTACATTCTAGATGTACAGTTGTTGACTTTAGAATTAAACCTGAGCAATCAGTTCAATTGCAAGGTAAATTTTTTGATAGATTGAGAGGAATTCTTAAAGATGAAAAAGTTACGTTTCAAGACAAAGTTTTGGCTAAACTTATTAAGCGGTATTATCCTGATTGGCGCAGGCTTATCAATGAGTGTCAACGCTATTCTGCTAATGGAGCCATTGATGCAGCTATTCTCGTGGATATTGCTGATGTCAATCTTGATAATCTTCTTTCGGCACTAGCAAAGAAAGAGTTTACTACAGTAAAGAACTGGGTAGTACAACACATGGACAATGATCCTACCATGGTCATGCGTAAGATTTATGATAGTTTGTATGGTGTGTTAAAACCATCTTCTATACCAGAGGCAGTTTTAATTATTGCAAAGTATATGAATAGTATTCCTATTGTTCCTGACCAAGAAGTAAACTTGTTGGCATGTCTCACAGAAATCATGATGAGTTGTGAATTCAAATGAAGATATGCAGAACATGCAAAAAAGAAAAGGAGGATACTGCCTTTGAAATAACAACTGTTACAGCAACTAAAACATATCGACATGGTATGTGTTATGAATGTAGAAAGGTTGTTAGGAAGGTAGAGCGAGACCTAAAAAAAATATATGGTAAAACAAAACCTTTGGGAACTCCATGTGATTGTTGTGGTAGGACAGATCTACAATTAGTTTTAGATCATTGTCATGAAACAGGAAAACTACGTGGATTTTTATGTAAGGTATGTAATACTAGCATAGGTGCACTAGGCGATAATCTAGAAGGCATTGAACGAGCAAGAACTTATTTAATTGAAGCACAAATTTGGGAGGGAAATAAACCATGAATCACATTGGATTAGAAGTTGTATTTTGGACAGTACTATCAGTGTATCTCCTTGCTAAACTTGGAGTATTCAGAAAATGAAAACGAAAGTAAAAAGTTTAAAGTCATACAAAACACCACTAAGATATCCTGGTGGTAAGTCTAGAGCATTGAGTAAACTGTTTCAGTTTATCCCTGATCTAAAAGACTATACAGAATTTCGTGAACCATTTCTAGGTGGTGGTTCTGTAGCAATAGAGATAGGTAAAAGGTATCCACACATAGACATATGGGTCAATGATCTATATGAACCACTATATAATTTTTGGAAAGTATTGCAATCAGATGGTCAGAAACTTAGAGACATATTGATACAACTCAAACAAAGACATTCAGATCCTGGTTCTGCTAAACAATTATTTTTAGATGCTAAAGACTACCTAGCAAAACCTGTAGGAAATAGTATTGATCGTGCTGTATCATTCTATGTTGTAAACAAATGTTCTTTTAGTGGATTGACAGAGAGTAGTGCATTTTCTAAACAAGCATCAGAAAGTAATTTCTCAGTTAATGGTATTGAAAAACTTCCAGAGTATTCTTTAATGATTAAGAAATGGAAGATAACTAATTTATCATATGAACATATGTTATCTGATGAAGAAGAAACTTACATATACTTAGATCCACCATATGAAATTAAATCTAATTTGTATGGTAGAAAAGGAGATATGCATAAAGGATTTAACCACGATGAGTTTGCAACTATATGCGACAAGTCTACATCTCCTATCTTAATATCATATAACTCATCACAGTTAATACGAGATAGGTTTGATGGGTGGACAGCTGCAGAATTTGCACACACTTACACAATGAGGTCTACAGGATGCTATAATAAAGAACAAGCATCCAGAAAAGAATTAGTATTAATTAATTATGAAGTGTGAAGTAACCCTATACAAAGCAGGAACTATCTTTAAAGAAGAAGTAATTGCTAAAGACTATCAAGATGCACGACAAGTTGCTCTTGCAAGAAATCCTAACGCTAGAATTGTAGGTGTCAATGCTAAGTAGAATATGGGAGATATGGAAGTATGCACTCGGATCATTCTCAGACGACAGAACAAAAGAATATGACAATTACGTGGTTGTGGTACGCACTGTTATATTCGTCAGCTATCTTATCACTAACTGCTTTATTATTAGCGGAGTAATCCGCCACTGGAACAATGTACCAACTGAAAGACTACCTATACAGCATCAATCAATCCAAGAAGAACATATTGGTTGATGACATTGATGCGGAAAAGAAATATCCGACATATATTATTAACAGATGTCTGAGTTCCTTTACTGACACTGTATTGTTTGCTAATGAGATGAACAAAAACCCTCATCTACCAAAGCGTTTGCAGTATGACTTTTATATAAATAGTGTGAAACCTAGGAAGAGATTCTCTCCTTGGGCAAAGAAAGATTCTATTGATTATCTTGAGATAGTAAAAGAGTATTATGGTTATAATGACGATAAGGCACTTCAAGCACTCAGAATTCTCACCAAGGGTCAACTAGATTATATCAAAAAAGCATTAAGCAAAGGTGGCAAACATGAACGGTGAACTTGAGATTCAATGGAAACAATCTGACATGGTTGAAGTTACATTGAATGAACCAGATGATTTTTTAAAAGTTCGTGAAACATTAACACGTATAGGTGTAGCATCAAGAAAAGAGAAAAAGATATATCAATCCTGTCACATACTTCACAAACAGGGTAAGTATTATATCGTACACTTCAAAGAATTATTCGCATTAGATGGTAAGAATACTAACTTCTCGTTAAATGATGTTCAACGTAGAAATAGAATTGTGCAACTGTTAGTAGATTGGGGATTAGTTTCTATCAATAGTATTAGTCAAGAAAAAATATCAGATCTTGCTCCATTAAATCAAATCAAAGTGTTAAGTTTTAAAGAAAAAAACGATTGGACACTAGAATCAAAGTATAATATTGGAAGAAAAAAACAAGAACCGTGAAGTATCATTTATACGACGAACAACAAAGGCATCAAGGTAAATTTAATTCTATTCAAGAATTAAGAAATTTTTTATGTGATCGTAAATATGATGTTAATTGTGATAAAGATATAGGTTGTACGTTTGATTACATCAAAGCAATCAAATGGTTTTTTGAAATAGAAGAGTAGAAACCGTAGAGTTTGTGGGGTTTTGCACACCTAACTTTTTTATGTTACTATTATAAAATACTATTGTGATGCCGAAAGGGTCACAGTAATATACGTCGCTTTACGGAGGACACAATGGTAAACTATACATGGGAGCAATTTACTCCATTCACACTAGGACTCGATGAAACATTCAGTAGACTTGAAGCTTTTGCAGGATCAGGAACAAACTATCCTCCTTACAACATCTATAATGGATCTAATTCTAGAACCATATTGGAGGTCGCTCTTGCAGGATTTTCGCAAGGGGACATTTCTGTAGAAACTGAAAGGAATGTTTTAACGATTTCAGCAAACAAATCTTCTAAAGAAGAAAAGAAATATTCACACAAAGGAATATCTCACAAGAACTTTTCACGTAACTGGCAACTGGCAGACGATGTAGAAGTAGAATCTGTAGAATTTAAAGATGGTCTACTTACAATAACATTGATGA